ACTAAAGCTGATTTCCAAGGATTGGATTATGGACAAGACGGTTTACAAAAAATACAAGTTTCTATGAGACCTGACCGTTGTATTTTGGTTTATTAATATTTACAAAAAATATATTTTATTTATATTTAAAGCCAGGACTAACCCTGGCTTTTTTTTATGAATAACGAAAAAGAATACGGACAAATGAATTTTAACCTACCACACGATGTGGTACCACTTCCTTCACAAGGAATTTTTTACAAAAATAAAAAGAAAACTGTTAAAGTAGGTTATTTAACCGCATTAGATGAAAATTTATTATTATCTAATAATTTTGGTGGTTCAGATTTAATTTCACAATTATTAAGAAATAAAGTTTTTGAACCTGACTTAAGAATTGATGATATGTTAACGGGAGACATTGAAGCAATTTTATTATTTTTAAGAAACACAGCATTCGGGACAAACTATGGTGTTTCCGTTTTAGACCCAATAACAGGAAAAAGGTTTGAATCAGTTGTTGATTTAAGTGAAATGAACATAAAAAAAGTAGAACAAAAACCAGACGAACACGGATTTTTTACCACAGTTTTACCAACATCAAATGACACGGTTCAAATTAAGTTATTAACTTACGGTGAAGAAGCAATAATAGATAAAGAATTAAGTGTTTATCCAAACGGAATAACAAAACCAATAATTACAAGAAAATTAGAATCTCAAATAGTTTCAGTTAATGGTTCTACAGATAGGAATATGATATCAACATATATTACAATGATGCCAATCGCTGATTCAAAATTTATTAGAAAATTTTCATCTGACGTTGAACCAAGATTAGATTTAAACAAAAAAATACAAACCCCGTCAGGAGAACTAATTGATGTTGCCATCAATTTTGGGGTAGAGTTTTTTCGGCCTTTCTTCGCAATATAGTAAAGTAATATTAGACGAATTATATTTTTTAATTAAAGACGGATTTACATATTCCGACTTAATGTCAATGCCCACATATCAAAGAAAATATTTTTTGGGTAAAATATTGGAAAGACACGATATAGACAAATAACTAAAAAAAATAATATTGTCTATTTATTATTATGATGTTACAAACACCTGACCCCAATAAAATTCAAGAAACCCAAGGATTATACACCAAATTAGAAGGTACTATAAAATCTGCTGGTAATTTACAAAAAAATTTAATAAGTGGTTTTAAAGAATTAGTTGATAACGTATCTAAATTTGATGATGAGTTAATTAAAGCATCAAGAAGTTTAGGACAGAGTATGGAATATGCTCAAAGTTTAGAACAAAGACTTGGAAGAGTATCACAAAAAATGATTCAAATAGGATACGATTCAAATGACGTTATTGCGTTATTTAAATCAATGTCTGACCAAATTGGTAGAACAGTTGATTTTTCTGAGAAAGCTTTATTTAATATGGCTCTTCTTAAGAGGGTTGGTGTTGCGGATGAATCAATCAAAAGTTTTAATAAATTATTTGATAGTATTGGTGGAACATTTGAAGAAGCGACAATATTACAAATGGATTTGGTAAATCAAGCCAAAAGTTACGGATTAAATGTTGGTCAATTTATGACTAGTGTTGCAGGACAATTAACAAAAATTAATCAGTACGGGTTTCCAAATGGTGTTAAAGATTTGGGTGAAATGGTTGCAAAGTCCAAATTATTAGGCGGTAATATAGAATTAGCGGCAGGATTAGCCGATAAAATAATGGGGAGTCCTGAAACGGCATTAGACTTGGCTGCTCAATTACAAACATTAGGTGGTTCATTCGCGTCATTAGGCGACCCAATGGAATTACTTTTTTTGGCACAAAATGACTTGGCAGGTTTAAATGACAAACTAATGGATGCAACTAAAGGACTTGCAACATTCAATAAAGAAACAGGACAGTTTGAAATTGGTATTAATGAACGTATAAGAATAGGTAAAGTTGCGAGTGCATTTGGTACTGATTCCAAATCAATTATAGAAAACGCTACAAAACTTGCTAAACAACAAGAAATTATAAAACAATTTGATTTGTCAGGCGCTTTTAAAGGTATAAAACCTGAAGACCAACAAACTTTGGCCGCTTTTGCTCAAATTGGTAAGGGAGGTAAAGTAACAATTGAAGGTCAATCATTAGAAGAATTTACAAGAAGTGGTCCAAAAGCAATGAACGACCTTCTTGAAAAATTAAAAGGAACTGGAAGTAATTTACTTACACAAGAAGATGGTATTAAAAATAATATAAATGTAACACAACAACAATCTTCAATACTTGAAAAGGTAAACATACAACAACAACAATATAATGATACATTAAGTTTAGCCGCAATAACAACAGGAAACTTTAACAAGGTTTTAGAAACCGCGTCAACTCAACTTGTTAATTTATATAAAGTTGGTACATTGTCTAAAGGAATTGCAGAAGCGTCTGTTAGTGATTTAATTGGTAAAGCTAAAACTCAATTGGGCTCACTAACCGCTAGTACTGAGTCTAATGGTAATATCGGACTTGATAAATTAGTAGAAATATTAAGCGCGACTGCGGCAGCTAAAGGTACAAATACAAATATTGAAGTTACATCCAAAGAACCGATTAAAATTGAAATTACATCGGCGTTTAATATTGATGAGGTTGTTAGAGGAGCATTGGAAAAAGCGATGAATCAAAAGATAAAAGATGCGGTAATAGAACAAACTACTGGTAAAACTGGTGCCGCAGTACCATATGCTAGCGGGAAATCGGGAACTTCAAATTAAAAATAAAAATTAAAAAAAATAAACCTAATCTATTTATTAAAAAAATAGAAAAATGACATCAAGTCCATTATCGTTTTCTGCGACACAAAGTCTAAGATTAAAACTTATGGCTATGAACTTAGAACCTTACTTCGTTAAGGAATCTAGTGCACCACAAATAAATAGGGCTGATGTCGGTACAAAAGAAACACAGTGGATTGAAAGTCCATTGGTAAATCAACCTGATTTAGATAATGTTGGTTTACTACCACAAGCAAAATTAAATATATTAAATCAATATGGTCCTGAAAATGGTAGAGGTCCTAATGCTTTATTTAAAAATTTAGGTACAAAATCAAACCAAGGACCTTTTAATTTTCAAACTGATAGTACGTCTAAGTTTGCCGAATCAGAACAAGAACAAAAAGAATTGTTAGTTCTTAATAGATTTGGACCGCAAGACGGGTGGAGTGACGCTTCATCGGAATTGGAAGTATCGATTCTTGAACCAACAATCAGAGATGAGTATGTTTCAGACAGTACAAAGCCAAATTTATTTAGACCATCATCTTATTCTTCATCACAAATATTATTAGATAAAGACCCAACAGGTTCAGACGGATTACTATCACAAGATTCGGTATTAACACAATTAGCTGCAACAAAACTAAGAAGTTTATTTGAAGAATCAATCGCGTATGAAATTCAACAAGAAACCGTTGGTAGAGCTAACGGTGTAGCGGCATTAAAAGACCCTTATTTGGGACTTAAAATAGCTGTAGGTAGGTCACCATTAATTGAACCCGATTGGAACGTCACAGTACCTGATACGGTAATAGGAACTGCAGCAGATTTCATTTCAAGAATTACTGGTGTATATTCACCGTTCTCATATATTCCTGGTGATTATTTTTCACCTGTACAACCAACAAGTCTTTTAAATCAGGCAGTAAATTTTGTAACGGGTTTATTTGGTTTTCCAAATGTTTTACCAACAAGAAAAACCGCTTCAGATATTTTTTTAGCGTATACAGGACAAGGAACCAAAAAGTTATTATTTGGTAGTCTCGCATTAAATAGATTCGTACCTGATTATAGATTCAACTTTATTAATCAAGTTGGTTTATTCGCGCCAAGACCAAATTATTATATTGGAAGTAGAACTTCAGACCCATTAGATATTGTTTCACCTTCAGGTGAAGTACCCGTAAACGAATATGGTGAAGAAGTAGAAACAAATGTATATGGACCGAGTTTACTTGGAAATCTTTATGAAAATGATATTGAATTCAAATTTGGATTAAACGGTACATCTACAATTGATGGTGGAGGTATTCAAGGAGGATTTACTTGGGTTTCACCAAAATATAAAGGAAACGCTGGTTTTAAAGTGGGTAAAGGTGGTGATGCAAAAGGATTTGACCAAAACTTCCCACCAATATCCGCACAATATAATAATTCAGAATCTACACAATATGCATTAAGAAAAGGTTCTATTTTAGATGAAACACAAAGGTTAATTAATTCACAACCTGGTGGTCAAAAAAGGTTACAACACGTTGGTAATGCAATTGACCAAGTATCTAAAGTTTTTAATGATGGATATAAAGAAATAACAAAAGGTTCAAGAGTTATAAGATATGTTGATAATAATGGAACTTTTGTGGGTGAAGAATACGGTAGAGTTTTTGCCAAAGATATTCCATATTATGAAAATTCTAAATTACAGAAGATTGATGGAAATATTAGAAAAAATCCATATTCTATTTTAGATAAAACATATAACTTAAATATGTACCCAACTTTAGGTCCTGACTCAACATCAATTGAAGGCGGTAGGGTTAAAAAATATATGGTATCAATTGAAAACCTTGCGTGGAGGACTTCAAGAAGACCAGGATTAACATATGCTGATTTACCTGAAAGCGAAAAAGGTCCAAACGGAGGTAGAATTATGTGGTTCCCACCATATGATTTAGGATTTTCAGATAACTCTACTGTTTCTTGGGAGCCAAATACATTCTTAGGAAGACCTGAAGACATTTATACATATAAAGGAACATCAAGAGGTGGTAGTTTATCATTTAAAATGGTTGTTGACCACCCATCAATTATGAATTTAGTTGTTAATCAAGTATTATCAAACTCAAGTTCTAGCGTAGTTGCTGACCAAGTTTTAGAATCTTTCTTTGCAGGACTTACAAAATTCGACGTTTATGAATTAGGTAAAAGATATCAAAACTTTTCAATTACAGAATTACAACAATTACAAGACACTATTAATAAATCAAGTGACCCTGAAAAAATAAAACAAGCGGTAACATCAAATTTAAATAAAGGTGGTACAGGTGCTGGTGGACCTATGACATCCAATTCTTCAGTTGGTACTCAGGATTATAAACCACAACTTACACAGTATATTAACAATTCTCAATTTTATTTTGACTACAACCAAACAGGTGGTGCGTCATACAATGAATCATTGACATCATATGAATCAAATCCACAATTTGTTTCTATAGAACAATCTCAAAAAACACAAGTAGAGAATTCTAAAAATGTATTAACAAATTTAGCCAATAAAGTAAAAGAAATTTTAAACGTTAATCCAAACGTTAAAATTACTATTGTACTTAAATCAAACAGTTCATTTAATGAATCAACAAGTGTCAAGGACTCAAGAAATTCTTGTATAGAACAAAGTATTTTAAACATTGTTGGTACCAACCCTAATTTAACCATTACTAAAACAAGTGGTGCGGATAATGATACAATTGCCCCACAGACAGTACCTTGTAATACAAACACATTAAATAATTATGATGTTGTATCCGTAGGATGTAGAAGAGTTGTTATACAAGATATTATAGAAATACCATTACCTAACATTACAAATCCAAATGGTGGAGTAGTTACAAGCCCATCAACAGTTGTTGGAAATATTGGTTCACAAAACACATTACTTAATCAACTTAATAACGCATCAAGTAATCAGGCAAGAAACCAATTACAAACAATATCTAAAGAAGTTTTAAGAAAATTGTTAAATGAATCAAATTACTTCCAATTTGTAAAAGAAAGTAATCCTTATGTTTACGATTCATTAAGAGAAAAACTTAAATTTTTTCACCCCGCTTTTCACTCTACAACACCTGAAGGACTTAACTCAAGATTAACATTCTTAATGCAATGTACAAGACCTGGTGATACAATACCAACTAAAAAAAGTGACGGTACTTTTATTGATAAAGACGCAAGAAACACTGCGTTCGGAGCACCACCTGTTTGTGTTATAAGAATTGGTGACTTCTATCATACCAAAGCAATTATTAATAGTGTTAGATTTACATATGATGAAAAAACATTGGATTTAAATCCCGAGGGTATCGGTGTTCAACCAATGATTGTAAGTGTTAGTGTTGAATTCAATTTTATTGGTGGTCAAAGTTTAAGAGGACCTGTGGAAGAATTACAAAACGCATTATCATTTAATTTCTTTGCTAATACTGAAATGTACGATGAAAGGGCAACTGTGTTGGATGTTTCAGCATATGATAAAGAATTTATTGACAAAACCGAAGAAACTGGTGATACCGCAAGAAATACTAATGGTGATTATAGTGCTGAAGGCGGTGAATTTATTGGTAAATTAAAAGGTGAATTAAAATTTAGTGCAACTACAGGCGAAAACGATTACCAAAACATTGTAGAAACATTATTAGATGTTTCCGAAGAAACATATGATTCAACTTATGATAAATTACTTCAAGTTTTTAATGAATATAATTGGATTATATTACAAATATATACCACAAATAGAATTTACGGAACAGGTAAATTAGAATCACAAGACGTTCAAATTTTTGGAAAATCGGAAGGATATACCGATAAAATAAATGAATTATTTGATAATTTAAAAACAAGTATAAGTAATAAGGATTTAACTTTATTCAAAGTACCTAGTCTTGTAAATGATGTAAATAAAACATCCATTTTACAAACACAATTAAACAATTTAGTTGATTCAAAAAGAGCTTCATTTATAGATAATTTAGATTCTGCAACAAACGACCTTTCACAATCTCAAATACCTTATGTTAGAGTAATTGACAAATTAAATTTCCTTTCAGGAAATGCCGACGGTATTGTAGATAAAACAGGTATTGCTAAAATTTATAATACAATATCCGCAACTACAATAACCGATTTAGTAACAGATACAAAATTAATTGTTCAGTCTACAGGAAAACAAATAGACGATTTAAAATCAACAACAACACAAATAATACCAGACACAACTAATTATAGTTTTGATAGTATTAATACGATAGGTACTACATTTGATAATAATGCGGACAAACAGTTTTGTACTATCTTTAGTAAAGACTTAATTTTAGATTTTACTACAATTCAAACTCAAGTTTTAGGTGAACTAAATACTAAACCATTTAATACCGAATTAACAAAAGTTTTGAGAGACAACTATCAAACTAAATGTAAACAATTATCAACTGATGGAAAAAAACGATTCAAAAAAGAAAAATTTACCACAAAATTACCTTCAGATTGGAACAAACTTAAAAAGAAAGACAGACCTAATGGTCTTGAATTACAGAACCCACAAGACTCTGCAAAACAAGAACAGTTATTGAACTTATACTCAAATTCAAACACTAATACTGATAACACATTTAACGGAAAAGTAACATTCTAATGGAATATTTTAACAGATATCAACAATTTTTAGTGGACGGTGAACAAACTGTTTTACCATATGTAACTTTACCAAGAAAAAGTACAGATGTTAAATACATATACAGAGCACAACAAACTAGACTAGATAAAATAAGTCAAGAATATTATAATAGTCCATATTTTGGTTGGTTAATTATGTTAGCCAATCCTGAATTTGGTGGATTAGAATGGAACATTCCTGATAATGCTATTATTGTGGTACCATACCCTTTAAATGCGTCAATTCAGGACTATAATAATGCAATAAAGACAAGATTCTATTATTATGGCAGATAATTTCGGTGGTAGTGAAAATATATTTTATACAGATGATGCAAACATCGTTTTAATAGACCCAAATTCAATAATAGACAGTAAAGGTCTAAAAAAAGATAGGGTAATAAAACAAGAAAACCTTGTTATGTATGCCAATTTAGAAGTTGGTGCGGTACCAAGAACTAAATTATCTGTTGGTGAAAGTGTTGATAAAGCAATTAATAATGTTACAATTGCGTCAATTAACTTTTTAAAACCACAAGGAAAAAATTCTTTTGATACTAGTTATACCGATGAATTTACAGGAGGCAGAAATTTACAAGGTGCTGTAAATCAACGTTCATTTGATTTTAATAATAACCCACAACAAGTTAATTATGTGGATACACAAGTTTTAGGTATTAAAAACATAAGTGTTGATATTATGTTTAATGGTATACCAACTGTTAGTATGCAATTGGTTGACGTACAAGGTAGAGCATTATTTGAAACAGGAGGTAATTCACCATATTCAGTATTTTTGTATTATCCATACCCACTTTTTAAATTAACCCTAAAAGGTTTTTATGGTAAGGCAATTCAATATGAATTAATGTTAAGAAGTTTTAATGCTTCTTTTGAATCTTCTTCAGGTAACTATTTAATTGATTTACAATTTATAGCAAGAACAAGTGCAATATTAGATGATGTTAGACTTGGTTATTTGTTTGCATTACCAAATATGTATCCAAAATATACGGTACCTGTAACAACAAATAATAATACATCCCAACAAGCAGTTGCAAGTCAAAATCAAATAGGAACAAACACAACAACGGTATCAACAAAACAATTAAACAGTGTTGGATATAGTAAAATAAAACAAGTTTTTGATGAATACAGAAACAATGGACTAATCGATAAAAATGTACCTACATTAACTTTGGAAGAGATGGGTATTAATCTTTCAAAGTACACACAATTTTTAAATGAACAATTTGATAAACTTGATTTTACTAGAGTTGTTGGACTTAAAAAATATCGTGAAAGTATCTCAAAATACAAAACTGAAATTTCAAAATGGCAATCAGATTATATTAATACCGAAGATAAGATTATTTTAAATGACAACTCTGTGATGTACGGACTAAAACAAACAGTTACAGAAACTAATACATCTAACAGCACTTCAATAGGAAACAATCCAAGTGTAGCTGCAAGAGCCAATGTTACTTTAACAGGAATAACAGAATCAAACAAAAAAACTATAAACAATTTCCCAATATGGGGTAAAGAAATAAACAAACCTGAAAATTTTTTCAAATACGATTTATTCACTAGAAAGTTTACAGAAACAGATATTAATTTTGCAAAAACATATGAGGCAATAACACCAAATAAATTTACAAATGCAAATAGCCCACAATTTAAAAATTTTAAAAGGGAGTTAATTGAAGGTTTAAAATTAAAAGGTACATTACCAAGACCTGCATCTACAAGTACACCAAACCCATATTATTATACTTTTGAAGAATTCGAGGAAGAAATCGAAAATTTAAATACGGTTATAGACCAAAAAGACTTACAAGAAAATGAATTACTTAACGAAACGTTTCAAAATAAATTAAAATCTAGTTCTAACCCAACTAATTTAAATTTTAGACCAACAATAAGAAATGTTGTAGGTGTTATAATGGCATCTGTTGATGCTTTTTATAGATTAATGGATGATGTACACAAACAAGCTTGGAATGTAAGAAATGATAAACAAAGAATAAAAGCGATTATAAACAAAGGAATTCCATCGCAAGATGGTAAAGACGCTGTTGAAAGCAGTCAAAGAAATAATATTACAAATATTGTTTACCCATGGCCACAATTCGTACAGAAAAAAGAACAAAAGGGTGTTACAGAGTATCAAGTTACATACCCTGGTTCTAAATCTGTGGTTAATTTTACAAATGGTTACGATACAAGAGTTTGGCCTGAAGTAGAATTTGTTGAACAATTTTTAAATGGTGTTACTCAAAAAGAATTGACATATGATAATGAAAATCAAAATTCACCAACAATCGCATTACCATATACACCATTATCGGCAATAGAATTTGCATTTAAAAATAGAATATATAACGGTGAAAATGATAATCCCGATGCAATTTACCCTGTTTATGAATTATACGAAAGAATTTTATTGAATGCGTATTATTCAGGTTTACATTATACAGATACAAATCAAACATCAGATTTAATATTTGCGGGTTCGGATTTAGAATTAAGTAACTTAAAGAACGCTGGTATTCCCGAAGTAAGTGATTTAAAAAAAGTTTTTAAGGATAGATTACCGTCAGAATCTTTATATGATTATTTAAAATCAACAGGTGGACAAAATGAAGAGGGACCTGATTGGAACAGATTTAAAAACCAAGAATTTATTACACCATATCTAAATGAAAAAGTAGTAAACTCAACTGAAATTTTTTCTGAAAAAAACTACAGAAAATTAAGTAGAAACCCAATACAATTAGAATCACAAGGTAAACTAACAAATTTTTTATCGGCAAACACTAGTAGTCAAACAAGTATATTAGACACATATCCATTTATTATACCCGATTTTCAAAATAGAATGGAAAATCCTAAAGGTAAAAATTATTACGAAACAATATACACATACGGTTTAGACAGTAAAAACTTATTCATTAACAATGAAAAAACACCAATAATACCTTTAAGTAAAAATACATCGACTAAAAACGGATTCAATTCAACAGCCGAAAAATCTGCAATAAATTTGTTTTTTGAAACAAGATATGACAAACCAACTGAAAGGTATTTAACTGAAGGAAACTTTGAACCAAGTTCTCCTGGCATAACACAGAAACAAACAACAAGTATTTTTAACACGCCAATGTTTATGAATGGTGTGATGGAAGCAGCAACAAACACATCAGAAACACAATTCACTAAACTAGCGTTTTTATTTTTAAACTCACTACCACTTTCAACATTCTATGAAAGATATTTAAATTCTAGTATAACTGACACAGAGACACAAAAAAGTGATTACATATTTGCGTCAATGACAAAATTTTCTGCAGTACATAAAATACCATATGCTTTTTTATTAAAAATAGGTTCTATATGGCACAGATATAAAACATACATAAATACTAATGTTGATATCTTGGATAGTATTTGGAAAGATTTTGATTATGTAAAGGCATATACTAATGGTGTAGGAACGGATGATACTTACCAAGTTTATACTAATAATGATACATCCACTACTGAACCATTTAAATTAAATGGTACTGATAGTTTAAATCTTGGTTTTTATCCTGAATTGGTTAAAAACTTCTATAGTCTTTTTACAAATCAAAATAATTTTCCTGAATCATTAACTGACGCATCTAAAGAAAATTTAAAAATTGTAAGATATAATCCTGTTTCATTACCAACAGGTGCTATTAACACATACTACACATATTTTAAAATAACAGACAAATATTTACAATATTTTGGACCGTCAAATAGTAATAAAATATTAGTGTTACCATCTGCGGGATATCTACCTTTTGAACAAGCTTATTATCAATATACAAATGAAGGTGTAAAAACAAAATCAGAATTAAATGTCCCACAAGTATATAACGGTTCTGCAAGATTATTTTGGGATTCACCTAATTACGGTTGGTTTGATGCAACAAATCTATCTAAACCAAGACCCGACCAACATTTAAAATATATAAAGCCATTACAACAAGACATAAATAAACAATTTGAGTTCATACTTTCAACAAAAAACCCAACATATTCATCAATTGAAGATTTATTTGGTACTTTTGATTTTTCTCAATTAGAAAAATTTGAAAAAGAGTTTTTAGATTTTTGTAAAAAAGGTGGTAAGTCATCTATTTTTACAGGTACTGACGATATTCCATCAGAGTATGCGAACTTCCAAGAATTATTGAAAAAACTGTTTATTGTAGACGTGTCTGATATTGCAGATATAAAAAACTTTTCTAATACTCATGCAACAAGTATGAGTTCAGAAATTAATAAATTTTTAAATATAAACGTACATTTAAAAATTGGTAATCCAAAACAATTTGATAGAATACAGTTTGGTAATTTTATTTCTGCATCAACAAGTTCAGTACTTGCAATGAAACCTGTTAGTGCAATTACATATGGTGAATATGTTAAAAACACATTACCTGGTGCAGGACAAACAGTAACATTACAAGAATCTAAAGATAACAATGAAGAAGCTTGGAAAGCTCTTAATTTATACATAGGCCCCTCAACAATACCAAATTTAGGATTTGGTAATACTTCATACATATACGATTTCTTTATTGATAATAACATAGAATTTACCGCACAAAACGTTGAAAGATTACATAAATTAATAAAAATTTATGCAACACAAAAATATCTAAAAGGTTCATATGATTCTAATACATTTAAAAATGATATAACAAATATCTTACAAAATGTTTACAATAAAAGAACAAATATCGAATTACAAGTAAGAGGTAAATTAAATACAGTATTAACTGAAGGAACCGCTGCTGAATCCCCAAAAAAATCGACATTTGATGGAGACAGCTCAAAGTTAGAAATGTGGGAAGTTTTTAAAGCAATTAATGACAAATGGGTTGCGGGTATTAATTTTTCAGAAACAGGACCTGATAGAAAAGTATTGTTTGAAGAATTTTTATTCTTTGATAGAAGTAATCGAGACATTGGTGACGATTTTATTATTAATGTTGAATCTATTAGAAAATATTGTGTGTGGGAAAACTCAAACACATCTGTAATGAGTTTAATAAGACAATTACTTTCAGAAAATAGAATGAATTTCTTTGTAATGCCAGCGTACATTAATTTTTATGGTAAACCATCAAGACAGTCAACAACAAGAAATCAAACTATTTTAAATAATGCGAATGACACTTTTAGTACATTTGGTTATGTTGATTACACAGATTCAGGACCTAAATTTTTGTGTCAATATATTGGGAAACCATCAGAAACATTATCAATGGATAACGACCCAAAATATCCTTTCAATAGTGATTCTTTTGATATGGGTACAACCGCAGGAAACCCATTAAGAAATACGATAACACCAGCGTCAAATAAACAATTTCAAAACAATAAAGCGGTTGGTTTTATTGTGGATTTTGGTACTGTAAATCAAAGTGTATTTAAATCTGTAGAAATTGCACAAAATCAAAACGTAACATCTTCGGAACAAATACAGACTATTGTTGACATGGGTAGGTCAGGTGGAAATAAAAAGACGATGCAACAATCAACATCACTATTTGAATTGTATAAAAATAGAACATATGATTGTACATTAAAAACGTTTGGTAATGTTATGTTACAACCTACAATGTATTTTGTGTTAAGACATATGCCAATGTTTAATGGTACATATGTTATTAGAAGTGTTAAACATAATATAGGACCTGGTGTTTTTAACACGGAAGTAAGAGGACAAAGATTATCTAAGTTTACTAATGTTAATGTAACTGATGAGTTAGCGTCAATTAATCAAGATTTTACAAAAAAACTAAATGATAAGGTTAGAAATTTAACAGATAACAATCAAGTTGTTACATTTAATTCAGAAAGCGGTCAATATGTAACAGGACAAGAATCTAAAGATATTGGTATTTCAGGTAGAACACCGTATCAAGGTTTAATATCTACTTCTGTTGATACTGAATTACAAGCATGTCAAACAAGTTTATGGGGCGCGATTAACACTCCACCGTCAGAACAATCAAAACTTTCTGGTAAAACATTTAATGAAAACACTAACTTTACTAGAGATGAATTATTCCGTTTATTAAAAGGAAATGTTAAGGATAAAAATATGAGATTATTCCTTTGGGCATTGTTCTGTTTATCAAATTCAACAAGCACAGAAAAAGATACATCGGAAAAAACTGAATATACTATTAAACAAAACAATTTATTTGGTGCAACTGCCGATGTAAAATGGAATGAAGAATTGTTAAGATTTGTTGATGGATACAGATGTTTAAATAACACAAGTAAAGGTGTTATACCATTTTTAGATTTTAAATCACCAACAGAAAGTATATTATTTACCAATGGTTATTTTGAACAATTATTACCCACATATATAACAAGTAATAATACTGGAATATGTTTAAATTTCCAAGTTACAGGAACCACAACAAAAGATATTAATTGTACCGCAATTACATTTATTAAACTATGGTATGAGAAATGGTATACATCAGGACCAACCGCAACAACTAATATAAATGAAAATACTTCTGAATATGTTGGATGGACTAATAACGTCAAATATGCGATAACCCAAGCAATATTAAACGGACTTTTGAATTAACGATATATTTATAAATAAAAAAGATATGAATAGTATTAAAACTTTACTCGATAATTATCTTCAAAAAGATACTGTAGTTGCCGAAAAAGATTTAGGTAATGGATATAAAGAAGTTTGTGATTTACAAACAGGAGATTGTTATACTGTTAGATTAAAAGATGGTTTAATTGAAAGAGTTGACAATACAATGAAATTAAACAGAACTCTAAAGGTTGAAACACCAACAGGAGTAAAAACTTTATTAAAAGACTAAAATGAAAAAAACATTATCAGAGGCTTTATTGTCTGAATTGGGCAGATATAACCAAATTAACAAATATATTTCGGAACAAGATATACCTGCCGAAGACCCTGCAGGTGACTTACCACCATTAGGTGGAGATGTTCCCCCACCGCCAGCACCTGGTGATGCCACATTAGGAGGTGCAACTCCACCACCAACAGAACCTGTTGTTGAGCCAGGACAACCAATTGATGTTACTAATGACCCTGATGTTGAAGAAATTACGGATGATGAAACTACTGAGACAGGTAATGAAGATTCAGGAACCGAAGAGTTAGATATTACTGAATTAGTAAAATCACAAAAAGATATTCAATCTAAACAAGAAGAATACATGAGTTCAATGATGGCTAAATTAGATGATTTAGACCAAAAGTTAGCTCAAATGGATTCTATTTTTGAAAAAATTAACAATCTTGAAAACTCAATTGAGAAATACAGACCAAAATCTGCGGAAGAAAAATTACATTTGAGGTCTTTAGATTCTTATCCTTTTAATCAAAAACTTACCGATTTCTTTGAAGATAAAAAAGGTGAAATGGAACAAACAGGAAAAAATGAATATATTTTAAAACCTGAAGATGTTGAAGATGTTGACCATAGAGAAATTAGAAGAACCTTTGACCAAGGTTTAGCAAAGTAATTTGATTTCTTAAGATTCTTTATTATACTTGTTAATATAAAGTTTAATTAACAAAGATATGATGCAAGATTCAACATTTGATGCCGTATTGGCGCAGTACGAACAAAACACAAAACCATTTGGTGATTCACCAATGATGACACAAGAGGAAAGAATGAAGCGATATTTCGCGGCAATTCTTCCTAAAGGAGAAAATTCAGGACAAAGAAGAATTAGAATCCTTCCTACCACAGATGGTGGTTCCCCATTCAAAGAAGTATGGTTCCACGAAATTCAAGTAAATGGAGTTTACAACAAATTCTATGACCCCGACAAAAACGAAGGTGGTCGTTCACCTCTAACCGAAGTTTATGAAGAACTTATGAAAACAGGCAAGGAGTCTGACAAAGAACTTGCTAAACAATATAAGGCACGTAAATTTTACATCGTTAAGGTTATCGACAGAGACCACGAAGATGAAGGTGTAAAATTCTGGCGTTTTAAACACAACTACAAACAAGATGGTGTGTTGGACAAAATTATCCCAATTTGGAGGTCTAAAGGAAACATCACAGATGTTAATGAAGGTAGAGACCTTATTATTCAGTTGGTAAAATCTAAGACCCCAAAAGGTAAAGAATATACCACAATTCAAACAATCATGCACGATGACCCAAGTGCACTTTCAGCTGATAAAGCTCAATTGGAAGAGTGGAAGAATGACACAACAACTTGGGAAGATGTGTATTCTAAAAAACCTGTAGAGTATTTGGAGGCTATCGCTCGTGGAGAAGTTCCACGTTGGGATTCAGAAGCTAAGAAATACGTTTACGGTGACGAGGCAAGTGAATCTTTTGGTGGTAAGGCAAACTATTCAGACCCACAAGCGGGAATGGATGCTGACGAGGAATTACCATTCTAATTTAAATAAGCATGGACACATACATAGACATTGTGTCCATGCTTTTATTTTTTAACAAAAAAACAAAAAACACATAGACAATGGCAATAAAGAAAAATGATTTTAGTTCGTTGAAGAAGAAGTTCTCAACTTCGGCGAAATACAAACCGCAAAGATATCTTGACTTAGGAAAAGATTTCTTGGATGCGGTTGGACTTCCTGGTCCTGCAATAGGACACTTGAATATGTTCTTGGGACATTCGGATACAGGAAAAACCACTGCTGCGGTTAAAGCGGCTGTGGCGGCACAAAAGATGGGTGTTTTACCTGTGTTTATTATTACCGAACAAAAGTGGAGTTTTGAACACGCACAACTTATGGGATTTGAATGTGAAGAAGTTGTTGACGAAGAAACAGGTGAAACAGATTGGGATGGATTTTATATATTCAACAATAATTTTAACTACATTGAAGAAATTACTGATTATATAAATTCATTGTTGGATGCTCAAACAAAAGGTGAATTGGATTATGATTTATGTTTTATTTGGGATTCAGTAGGTTCAGTTCCTTGTAAGATGACTTATGAAGGAAAAGGTGGAAAACAACACAACGCTGCGGTTCTTGCCGACAAGATTGGTATGGGTATTAACCAAAGAATTTCAGGTTCAAGAAAATCGGATTCAAAACATGAGAACACATTGATTATTATTAATCAGCCATGGGTTGAACTTCCTGACAATCCATTTGGTCAACCAAAAATTAAGGCAAAAGGTGGTGAAGCAATTTGGTTGAACTCATCGTTGGTATTCTTATTTGGAAACCAAAAAGGTGCGGGAACAAACAAGATTACCGCAACCAAAGACAAACGTAGTGTTAAGTTTGCAATTCGTAGTAAAGTATCCGTATTAAAAAACCACATCAATGGTTTGGGATACGAAGATGGTAAGATTATTGTAACACCACACGGGTTCTTGGCAGGAAAAGACTCAACAGAAGAAAAAGCATCTATTGAGGCTTACAAAAAAGAATACGCTGACTATTGGAGTCAAATTATCGGAACCGATGGTGATTTTGATTTGAAAGAAGAAAAAGAAGATAGGGTTTTAGAATAATAAACTGAAGTGGTAAAAACATTAGTAGTTGACGGAGACAACTTATTTAAAATTGGTTTTCATGGTGTAAGAGATTTTTACCATGAAGGTCGACACATTGGTGGAATTTACCACTTCATTAATGTTATTCAAAGATTTCTATCAGATTATAACTACGATAAAATTGTAGTATTTTGGGACGGAAATAATAATGCATCCCAAAGAAAGGCTCTCTATCCTTTATATAAAGAAAATCGTCGCATGACGATGAATGAAGATAAGAAAGAATCTTATTATTATCAGAAAAATAGAGTAAGACAATACTTGGAAGAAATGTTCGTTAGACAAGTGTGTATTGACGACCATGAATGTGATGACTTAATTGCTCACTACTGTCAAATCAGTGATGAAAAAGTAACCATATTATCATCAGACAAGGATTTAACACAACTTATTTCAAGTAAGGTACACATCTACTCACCCATTGCGAAACAATGGGTTACAGACAAACACAAGATTAAAATTGGTACAATAGAAATTCCCGTACAAAACGTTGAATTGGTTAAAGTATTGTTGGGTGATAAATCTGACAATATTGAAGGTATTCAAAATTTTGGTGAAAAGAAATTAGTTAAATATTTTCCTGAAGTATTTGATAATGTTATGACAATAAACGATATTTTGGAAAAGGGACAACAATTACTTGCGAATGATACCAAAAGCAAACCACTTCAAAACCTACTATCAGGTGTTACCAAAACAGGAACCTACGGAGAAGAATATTTTACAATCAGAAAGAAGATTGTCAGTTTGTCAAACCCAATTATTACAGAGGAAGCAAAATCAGAAGTAGAACTTTATTATTCAGAAAATTTGGACCCTGAAGGTAGGGGGTACAAAAATCTGATGAAAATGATGATAGAAGATGGATTCTTCAAATATCTTCCACATAAAGACGACGCTTGGGTAGAATTTTTACAACCAATATTAAAGTTAACAAGAAAAGAAAAGAAACGATTTAAAAATTAATAGATATGAAAGAAAAACAGGTAGACGCAACGAAACTTGAGTTTTTAGTTAAACTAAACGACAACATCGTTGTACAGAGATTTTTTAATGTAAAAAACTTTAACGAAGATGTTCGTTATAGTTTGGAAATTAATGACGCACTTAAATGGGTTTGTGAAATTTTACAAGACCAACTTTGGGTTAAGACAGGTGACTATATGTGTGAAAACATGGAGTTAATTATCAATGACCCTTCGGTTATGAATACTTCAAAAACCGATGGACCCGAGTGGTTTAATGTATCGATTAAACTTGGAGAACAGACAATTTGTCATAGAGGTTTTGATGCAAAACCATACCCCCCAAAGG